AATCCTTCTAGTTGTTCCCACGACATCTCTTGTAGAGCAGATGTACAAGGATTTTTTAGACTATGGTTGGGATGCTGATTCATATTGTCATCGTATCTATTCTGGAAGAGAAAAAACTAATAGTGCCCCAGTAACAATTACAACCTGGCAATCTGTTTATAAACTAGAAAGGTCTTTCTTTGAAGAGTATGGTGTAATTATAGGTGATGAAGCTCATTTATTTAAGAGCAAGTCACTAATACAAATTATGACTAAACTACATCACGCAAAATACCGATTTGGATTTACTGGAACTTTAGATGGAACTCAAACTCATAAGTGGGTTTTGGAAGGATTATTTGGTCCTTCTTATAAAGTAACCAAAACTGATGAGTTAATGAAACAAGGACACTTATCTCAACTTGATATTCAGTGCCTTGTTCTGAAGCATCCACAACAAAAGTTTGAAACTTATGAGGATGAGATACAGTATTTAATCTCTCACGAACAAAGGAATAATTTTATTAAAAATCTAGCATTAGATTTAAAAGGAAACACACTTATTCTCTTTAGTCGTGTTGAAGCACACGGAGCAATATTATATGAAAAGATAAATACTAACAAGAGTGAAGACCGTAAAGTATTTTTTGTTCATGGTGGAGTGGATGCTGAAGAGAGAGAATTGGTAAGAGAAATAACGGAGAGGGAGAACAACGCAATTATTGTTGCCTCTTATGGAACTTTTTCTACTGGTATCAACATTAAGAATCTCCATAATGTTATCTTTGCTTCACCAAGCAAATCAAGGGTCAGAAATCTTCAAAGTATTGGAAGAGTTCTTAGAAAGGGAAAAGACAAAGTAAAAGCAACCCTTTATGATATTGCAGATGATTGCTCAACAAAGTCAAGAAGAAATTATACTTTAAATCATTTTATAGAAAGAATTAAGATATACAATGAAGAAAATTTTAACTATGAAATAATTACAATTAAATTAAAGGTATGATGGAAGAAGATTTTTATGCAACTTTAAAATTAAAAACAGGTGAAGAAATATTTGCAAAAGTAGCTGCATCTGAAGAAGATGACAGAACTCTTCTAATTATTTCTAATCCTATAATAGTATCTGAAATTAAAGGTAGAACAGGAGTAGTTGGATATAAAATAGAACCATGGCTAAAAACAACTACTGATGATATGTTCATTATCAATTTAACAGATGTCTTAACTCTTTCTGAATCTTCTGATATTGAAATGATTATGATGTACCAAGATTATATTCGTCAGAGTGGTAAAGAAAAAGATAATCAATCAAAGATTAATCGTAGAATGGGATATATTGCTAATGTTAATGATGCTAAAGAGATATTAGAGAAGCTCTATAAAAATAGCTAAGCCATTCTTATCAAACCGGACAAAGGTATTCTACAGAGTTTTTGTAACCTTGTCAACTATTTGTTTAGGTGGTATAATTTATACATAATAATGATAAAAACTTATGATTACCACAGCAGTTATGACCAAGAGAAAGAGGTCAGAGCATTATGTTAATAATAAAGAGTTTCTTGCTGCTCTTATTAAGTATCGTGAAGATAAAGAAATTGCAGAGATTCAAGGGAAGCCAAAACCTCCTATTCCCCGCTACATCGGAGAGTGTTTCCTAAAGATTGCAAATCACCTTTCATTTAAACCAAACTTTGTGAACTATATGTTCAAGGAAGATATGATTTCAGATGGTATTGAAAACTGTGTTCAATATATTCACAACTTCAATCCAGAGAAGTCACAAAATCCTTTTGCTTACTTTACTCAAATTATTCACTACGCATTCCTTCGTCGTATCCAAAGAGAGAAGCGTCAACTAGAAATCAAGAACAAAATTCTTGAGCGTTCGGGGTTTTCTGAAGTGTTTGCAGACGACAACACTATTGACGGTGGGAACTATTCCGACTATAATTCTATCAAGGACGGAGTTCACAGCAAACTGCGGTATTGAATGAAAGTAGCAATTATTACAGATCAACACTTCGGTGCCAGAAAGAATTCCAAACTCTTTCACGATTATTTTCTAAAGTTCTATAACGACGTATTTTTCCCTACACTCGAAGAGCAAGGGATTACTACCGTTGTAGATATGGGAGATACTTTTGATAGTCGTAAAGGAATTGATTTTTCAGCATTATCCTGGGCTAAAAATAATTACTATGACCGTCTCCAAGAAATGGGTGTGAAGGTTCATACGATTGTTGGCAACCACACATCTTACTACAAAAACTCTAATCACATAAACGCAGTAGATTTGCTATTGCGTGAGTATGATAATGTGACCGTATATTCAGAACCAACTGAAGTAATGTTGGGACAACTTCCAACACTTTTTATACCTTGGATTAATCAAGAAAATGAAGCAAATACTCTTAAACTTATTGAAAAGACAACTTGCCCGTGTGCGATGGGGCACCTTGAACTCCAAGGATTTAGAGTTAATAAACAAATCGTCATGGAGCACGGTTTGGAGAGCAAATTATTTGGTAAGTTCGATAGGGTCTACTCGGGACACTATCACACTAGATCGAATAATGGAGTAGTCTTTTATCTAGGAAATCCTTATGAGATTTACTGGACTGATGTAAATGATACTCGTGGATTTACTATTTTTGATACAGAAACAATAACTCATGAACCTGTCAATAATCCTTATAGAATGTTTCATAACATTTATTATGAGGATACTGACTACCAAACCTTTGATACTCGTGAGTATGAGAACAAAATTGTAAAGGTTATTGTTCGCAAGAAAACTAATATCAAAAAGTTTGAAAAGTTTATTGATAAACTTTATACTTCTAATGTAGCAGAGCTGAAAATTGTTGAGAATTTTTCTATTGAAGAACCAGAAAATTTTGAAGCATTTGAATCCGAAGATACACTTTCTATTCTTAATAGATATATTGAGGAGGCAGAAATAGATCTTGATAAATCAATCGTTCAAAAAATGATACAAGAAATATATCAAGAGGCTTGTGAGTTAGTTTAGTATGTTTATCTTAACAATCAATGGCAAAGAAACTGAAGGTGCATATTCCGTAGCAGATGATGATGGAGAACAGATTCTCTATCTATTCGAAGAAGAAGATGATGCAACTCGATATGCTATGATGTTGGAAGATAATGAGTTCCCTGAAATGCATGTAATTGAAATTGAAGATGATGTAATTATAAAAACGTGCCAAATGCATAATTATCAATATTTTATTATTACTCCAAATGACATTGTGATTCCTCCGGAAACTGAACATGATTTTATTTAAAAAAATTCGTTGGAAAAATTTTCTAAGTACTGGAAATCAATACACGGAAGTTGATTTTACTGAGAATAAAACAAACTTGATTATTGGAACTAATGGAGCAGGTAAATCTACTGTTCTAGATGCTCTTACTTTTTCTCTTTTTGGAAAACCATTCCGTAAAATTAACAAACCCCAACTTATCAATTCTGTAAATGAGAAGGATTGTAGAGTTGAAGTTGAGTTTTCTATTGGGAATATTGAGTGGAAAGTAGTTCGGGGAATCAAACCTGCTATTTTTGAAATCTGGAGAAATGATGCCGTTCTAGACCAATCTGCTGCAGCTCTTGACCAACAAAAGTGGTTGGAGCAAAATGTTCTAAAGATGAACTACAAGTCCTTCACTCAGATTGTGATTCTGGGTAGTAGCACTTTTGTTCCTTTCATGCAACTTTCTGCTGCTCATCGTAGAGAAGTGATTGAAGATTTGCTTGATATCAAAATCTTCTCTTCTATGAATACGCTGATTAAAGAAAAGATTCGTTCTGTGAAGGAAGAGATTAAAGTTTTTGAACTGAAGAAAGAATCTCTTCTTGATAAAGTTAAGATGCAAGAGGAGTTTATTGGGGAACTTGAGAACCGTGGTAATGCCAATATAAATGCCAATAAAGAAAAGATTGCCAATTTGGATAAAGAAATTGGTGATTATATGGAAGAGAATACTTCCAATGAAGACCCTCTCAGAGCACTTATTCGTGAGCAAGATGCTATTACTGGATATGCAGAGAAACTTCGTAAGTTAGGAAACCTGAAAGGTAAGATTTCTCAAAAAGTATCTACTATTACTAAAGAGCATAAATTCTTTACTGAAAATACGGTTTGTCCTACCTGTACTCAAGAGATTGATGAATCTTTCAGAATAAATAGGATTAACGACGCTCAAAATAAAGCAAAAGAGTTGCAGTCTGGTTACAAAGAACTGGAGGAGGCAATTAAAGAGGAAGAGGAGCGAGAGCGTCAATACAACTCTCTAACGAAGGAGATTTCAAAATTAACGAATGGCATTTCTCAAAACAATATTAAGATTAACGGACTTCGTAGACAAATCCGAAATCTTGAACAAGAAATTCAAGTTCTTACCGAGAACCTTGCAAACCGAAATTCTGAACATGAGAAACTAGAATCCTTCAAAGACAACTTAAAAACTACATACGACGAACTCGCTTCTAAAAAAGACACAATCAACTATTACGATTTTTCGTATAGCTTACTTAAAGACGGTGGAGTAAAATCCAAAATCATCAAGAAGTATCTTCCTCTCATCAATCAGCAAGTTAATCGTTACTTGCAAATGATGGACTTCTATATTAACTTTACTCTTGATGAGGAGTTTAATGAAACCGTCCAGTCTCCTATTCATGAAGATTTCTCTTATGCTTCCTTTAGTGAAGGAGAGAAAATGAGAATTGACCTTGCACTACTTTTCACTTGGAGAGAAGTTGCAAGAATGAAGAACTCTGTGAATACAAATCTTCTGATTATGGACGAAGTATTTGATAGTTCACTTGATGGATTTGGAACAGAAGAGTTCCTAAAGATTATCCGTTATGTAATTAAAGACGCAAACATCTTTGTTATCTCCCACAAAACTGGTCTTGAGGACAGATTTGAAAGTGTCATAAAGTTTGAAAAAGTCAAAGGTTTTTCGCGTATGGTGGCCTGAACCACCAAAGAACAATGCAAGTCCCAAACTGGAAACACAACTCTGGGAAACCTCAGAAACGAAAACTGAAACCACAAGCACTGAGGCAAGCAAAAGCACGACTAGCCCAGTTCAAAAAGCAGCACATGGGTCGCCCAAAAGGCGACCTTTCGTTTTATTATGGCCTC